TCCCAAGGCTCCTACTGCTACGGGTGCAATAAATTCAATCATAACTACAACACCATCGGGATAATGTGCTCTTTGAATATCAAGTAAATCAGATACCCATACACACCAGCCATACCTAGTTTAATCATCTTGTCATTTACTGTGAGATACCCTTGATTCTCTAAGAAGTACAGCGTGATAAGCACTCCACCTAAACCACCTATAAGCCAGTAACCCATTTCAATGTCAGCCGGATTGATAAAGTCGCTTATTCCCACACCACCTATGCCTAGTGTGGGAGTACCTTGCATAAATTCATTAAATGGAATGGTTTCAGTCCTCATTTTCAGCCACCCACTCCCTAAATTGTTTTAGATAAAAATAACACTTATTACACCAAGCTTTTGTATCTCCAATGCTTCTCTCGTTAGGTTTTGAAGTAGCAAATTTCTTTTCACAACCATAACAAGTGACTATCCTTTTAACCTCCACGGTAAATGTCTCCTTTCTCTAAACTGTTTCCAGTTGTCATGATGTTTCCATACACGTTTTAACTCTCTATCCTCCTGGATATTAAATGTAATCATCAACGCTCCATAAGCTAACGGTACAAGCAAGAAACTCATTACCAATCCACCTCATTGTCATAACCGATTGTCTGAATCATTTCATCCGCTTCATTTTGTGAAATATTGTTCCAATAATCCTCTAATGAAAACTGCTGCATTTCGCTGTCATATCCGATGGAAGAACCATCTTTAAGAAAGCAATAATACAAAGATGGATCAAAGTCTTGTTTCCATGTTTCCTTTAATTTTTTTTCATTCAATGGGTTAATACTGAACATATTTATTCCTCCTTATATAAAACCAATAAATTTTAATCCTTCTCGGTTCGTCAGGTTCAGCGCATGTGTCAGGCAATTCTTCACCTGATAAAAAATAACCTAAATCAAATGTTTCTGTACAATCTGAAAACATACTTGGAATACTAATCACTTTCCACACGATGTGTTTTACCTCCTACTAATGCGTGTGGGTCCATATTTTCAGCGTTGATTTCAACAACCTCCCAAGATTGCATACCGCTATTTTCGGACCAAAATACTTTGCCTATTAAATGTTCAAACAAAGCACCTGCCTCTAAGCAATCCAGTTTTTTTTTCTGTACTAAAACTAATCGTGATACGAAAATCTTCTGTCATTACCAATCCCTCCATAGATCATTTTCAATATTTGAAGCCAAATCCATGTACCCGTCAAATTCCTCACCAATGACTTTGTGTCGTAACATATGGTCATAAATCTGTTCTTTCTGTTGCTTGTTTCCTTCTTTGTACAAGTCGCCTAAATAGTCGCTACTAAACAAAAGTGGACTATCCTCCAATTCAGAAAATTTATAAGCTTCAACTTTCTTTTGGTGACCTCCTAACAATCCTTCAACCAATCCTTTCAGCATCGGCCCAGCGCTCCTCCCCTCGCTCCGCTTCGTGTGCGGGCGCTTTGTAAATGGTTATAAATCCTTCTTTCTTACCTTCCAAACCTCTCTATATCAATATCAGACTATTCCTAAGAACGATTACCCCCTGATCCTTCCTTAGAACGTACCAAGGCATCATAGTACGGACTATTCTTTAGTGGGAAGTTCGCTATATTCCGATATTCCTCAATTTCATCCTCTGGCAACGTGTAAACGCCCTGCTGGTGTCCCTCCAATATTTTTAAGGCGGTATAGATGCGATCAATATTCTTTTGCATCTGCTCATCTCCTTTCTGTGGTATATGTATATGGGCGTATGGCTAGTCTGTTGACACTTTTATCAAAAAAAATATTGAATTTATTTCAAAGGAAAAAGAAGTAGCGTGTGGAATACTTATATAGGTGATGATATGGAGAATCGTATAAATGAATGGATACAATTAAGAGGTTATAAAAAGAAATGGATTGCAGCACAAATAGGCGTAAGTCAAGAAGTATTATCCAGGTGGATCAACGGAAGGAATATGCCTTCGCTGGAGAAGGCTTTTAAACTTGCTGAAATTTTAGAATGTAAGGTAGATGATCTTTATAAGAAAAACTAGATTTTTTTATATCAATCAGTTCATATTTTTCAGATAATACCGTATAATGGAAACAACTAGGAGGGATTTACAGATGAAAAAAATAGTGAGTATGTTAATGGTGTTAATGGTAGCGTTTCCTGTTGGAGCTTTTGCGAAAGATATGTCAGCTGGTGAAGTAGTAGATCCGCATAAGGTATGGAACATTAACTTTAGTACGGAAATGGATAAAGATTCAATCAACGAGAATACGATAACTATTGAGGACTTCCAAGGAAATGAATATGAATTGAACATAGAGTTGAGCGAAGATAAGAGAACAATTACAGTAGATAGTAAAACACCTTATGAAATAGGAGCTTATCGCTTGCATATATCAGATAAAGTAAAAAGTGAAAGAGGAGTTAACCTAGAGGAAGAAGTTAATTTTTATTTCACAGTAAAGAATAAGGATTTTATAGAGTAACCCCCACATCGGAGGGTTACTTTTTTATTTCCCCATAGCTCTAACAATCATAGCCACCACTTGCTCACGGGTTGGTGTTCCTTGTGGATTAGAACCGTCTGTGATTTGTAATTGAATCCCCTTCTTCCATTCTTCTTTAAGGGATGCAGAAGGTTCATCATGGGATAGTACCGCTTCATAATCAAACTCAGGACACTTCTTCCACTCGTAACCAGGGAACTCATTATGCCCTTTAGTACGCTTATAATTTGGTAGATCCTTTAATAAGGCAGCGTGTAAATTGCGTAGAGATTCTTTCTGTTCTTTGGTTGGTTCACTATATCGGAAATCACCAACTAAACAAACTCCAACCGCTTGCATATTAGAGTTACCTACATGAAAGCTCTTAACTCCTAAGTCATGATTCCATTCGACTGTACCATCTTTTAGAATAACGAAGTGATAAGCGATCTCTGGCCACCCGTTATTATTAACATGATACCTCGCGAACGATTCTGAATCCCCTTGCTCGGTCAAACTATGGTGAATAGCTATATCCGTTTTTACTGATGGATCATAAACCTCATACCATCCGTTATGCGCTGTTTTCCCCCGTAAGTTTTTGAACTTAGGGATGTTTTTAAAGTTCACGTTATTCCTCCTTATCCTTGAAACCTTGTCCTTTAGATGGATTACTGATAACACCAAGCGCCACTAATACAGCTAGTGCAGCATCTACATAAGATTGATATTGTTCAGGTGCTAGTAACCCCATATCGTTCACGAATAATCCAATCAAAGAACCCAGCGCCACATATAAACCGTAGTTTCTCCATTTTAATTTCATTATGAAATCCCTCCAGTCGTTAATAATCCTAATAACCCCATAATCATAAACCCGATAATGATTCGTAATATCCACGTTGTATTACTCTTGATGCTTGATATATCTTCCTTAACGTCTTTGATATTTGATTCAGCAACCGCCAAACGTGTCTTTATATCTACGTTATCCGCTTTAATGTCTTGAACATCAACCTCTAATTTACCTACTCGGTGTTCCATAGCATCACCACCTTGGTTAGATTGCATCTAAATCCCCCTATGATTAAATAATTCATTGTGCTAAAGTGTATACCAACCTCACTCGCCCTATGGAGTGGGGCCAGAGGGAGCCTTAATCTCCCTCGTTTTCCCAAAATAAAAAGAGGACTGATTTAGCCCTCTTACGTTCCGCTATGATACGCTGCTATGTGATTAGAAATAGCGTTATCTACATAATCTTGTGTTGCGATTTTATCCCCGTTTATATATCCGCTTGTTTGCGTTAGGTAACTAACAAGTTGTTCAGCACTATCTAATATTCCTACATAAGCACCAGCATTTGAGTCCGCACCGATAGCCGCTTTTGTATCATCAACACTGTTTTTAAGAGTGATTACACCAGCAGATAAGTTTTTATCTATACCCATACTAATTCTTGGATCGTTTTCATCATCGTCGTAAAGTATAAGCGTACCGCCCTGGTTCTCACCTAATCCACTTTCTACACCTAACTTCACGTTAAGTTTTCCATTATTATCATACAGTTTCAAAAGACCGCCATAATCATCCTTATATATTTCATTTATCAACACATCGTTATGATAAACATTCATCTGACCTGTGAAAGTGCCGCCAGCAGCTTCTAAATCTCCAGCGAATTTAGCGTTACCTTCTGTGTCAATGTACACCACATCTGTGTAATTCCCCTGACCATCACCTGATTGAATCTTAATACCTTCTGTAGCATTAAAGATAGCTCTTGCTTTCTTGTCACTACGTTCAGCAACAAAACCATTTTCAGGGCCTACACTTACACCATTGTAAACTGATTCTTTTTGTACTTTTTCTTGCTGGATCACGGTTAATTCATCAGCTACTGTTTTCGTTCGATTGGAGAGCTCCACTTGTAAATTACGTTTGTCTTTCGGATCGTACTCTAATGAAACCACACGTAACTTAGCGTTAATGCCTAGTTCATCATCAATTACTTGCTTATAATCTCCTAGTTCCAGAGATTCAAAGTCTTTTACATCGGCATATTCATCTAATTCAGCTACATTAACCACATCAACTTCATAACTGATGGTAGGATTTCCTTGTTCGTCTTTTTCACGTTTATCTATGTTCTTACGAATACCTTGAAGGTTTTTACCTATGCGTAACTGTGATCCATTGTCACGCCCTCTGGAATTTAAAAGGGAAACCTCGTACCCGTTGTACGAAAGTTCCCCATTAAAAGCAGCTGCTATTTGTAATAAGATTTCACGTTTGTTGGTTCGCTCATTAATGCTGATTGTTGAGCTTCCACTTGGTTCTACGGTTCCTACTGTGAATGATGTTCCTGTAAATAATGCCGTCAGGTGATCGGATACTGTACCACTGTTTGCGAAATTATCTAATTCATGCTCAATGAGCTTATAAGACACATGCTCACAGGATAAATTGTAGTATAACCCTTCTCCAGTGTTTTCTGATTCAAATGTAGCCACCTGGAATGTGTTATCTAGCTCAAATTCATCATCAGCAGTGATCGGTTTATCATCATCAATGATCGCTGAAAAATCAAGCGTGTATTCTCCGTTAATTTCTTCTCGGATGGATGGTGATATTTCATTGATTAAAGAAGGATTATTGGATATTACTTTGAGCACTTCATCACCTCCTAATAAAAAAGAGCCCAATTTTGGACTCTTGTGTTACGACGTAGTATGATCCTACTCTTCCTCAACAACTTCAATACTTTCCTCGATTACATCCCCGTTCTCATCCAATTCGTAAGTAAAACTTTCCATCTGATGAGTTTCAGCATTATACCGTTTTCCGATCATCATTTATCCCCTCCGATAAAGAATAGCTTTAGTATCAGGTCTGAATACAACAGTACCACCAACTAAGTTAAGTGTAATATTATCAATTCTTTGAGTGAGGTCAGCGTTGTGTCTGGAGAAATACTCAACCATTCGATCACTAGAATCAGTGAGTGTTAGTTGGCAATAACCTCTGTTTGAGTAGTCGTTAATAAGGAATTTCGCACTAACGAAAATATCTCTATTTCCACTCACATTGTCAACATTGGTCGACACTGTTGTATCTACCGTTTCCGCACCTCCGCTAAACGTTTTTCTTGAGCCATTGTAGTTACTGCTTGAACCACTACCATAAAACAAACGAATATCGGCTGGGTCATCCCCTTGTATTCTTGCGGATAAAACCAATTCATACTGACCTTTGTAGTCAATATCTAATCCCGTGAATTGAATAGACGTACTTTCCGATGTGAGAACCACTTCACCAACTTTAGGTGTGTCATTTTTATGTGTTGCAAACTCTTTTAAGTTTATAAAATTCGCAAACTTTGCGTTTATCCCTAAATGGATAAACTCATTGTATTTAATTTCATTTCGTATTTCATAGTTGTCAGTGAAGCCAGATCCGGTTCTTAGTTTATAAACTCCATCTACAGGTAACGATTCACTCTCAAACGGAATAGAATCTGTCACAAAGTCAAAATATAAAGGTGCACCCGTACTAAAGTTTGTAATGTATAATTCTTGATTCGGACAGCAACGCTGTATACCTTTTAATGTATCGCTAAGAGAATTTTCTACATCAACAAATATATATTTTGAGTTTGGTGTGACCAATAATATCCCGTTTTCATCAAGGGTCGCTTTTCGATAGCCTTTGTAAATAAGTTGATCGTATGTTTCTTTCGTGGTGTCAATCTTCATTTCTGACAAATCGTGAAATTCAATATCTCCGTGTCGTTCGATGGTTGTTACTAGTCGATTGTTATAATTGGATAGACATGTGTACCCATCGGTTGCCCCTTTTTCAAGAATGTGTACATTGTGATAATTCACTTGATCGAGTGAAGCCTTTAACGTGATGTTTTTGCGTTCACTGTGACTGTTCGGATTGAGAAAAAGAGTAACATCTTGATTACCAATTTGGATTTTATCTAAACTGCCTTGACAAGCACCCGGTTCAACGAGTGATAAATCCGATTCATGACTTTCCCATGTACTACCTAAATCCGAAGTTACAAACACACGCCTTGCTTGAATATTACCCCTTGCATTTAGCATGAGTTTTCCTTCTTCATGTTCGATTACATTACACTCGGAAGTACGAGCAGGAACTTTAACACCGTTCCACTGCCATGCAGTACCGTTATCAGCACTAGTAATAATAGAACTTTGTAATTGCCAAGGATCGTCATTAGCATTCTTCACTTGAATAGGGAGAACGAGTGTTCCATCCTTCATTGTAATACCCTTTCCACAACCCCCGATAACAAAATCAACCGTACTATCACCTGTAAACAAATCTTTCAAACTTACTTCGTCTGACCAAGTTTCTCCATCATCATCCGAATACTTATAACCAAAGTCCCAAACAATGTCGTCGCTTGTCGCAACCTCCGTCCAACCCTCATTCATATCAAAAGCTAAGAAGAATAGAAACACTCGATTAGTTTGACGATCAACTAAAATCATTCCGTTTGTTTTTCTTGATTTAGCAACAATCCCATTATTTTCAATAACGATTTTTTTGTCTGTCCATGTTTTACCATAATCATAACTTTTAGCCAATCCTATATCCATAACGTCATTATCACTGGAACCATTATACCTAATGTCAGCCCCTGCTAATACCACTCCGTTATTCGTAATGTCACTAAAGGGGATGCGAAAATATTCAGAATTGAAGTCCACCCCCTTTTCAAACAAGTTTGTGACTTTGTAATCGGTTCTATCGCTTAATTGTTGGTCTG